TGACGTTCTGAAAACTCAGGACGAACAGATCCGCAAAGCACAAACCGAAGCGCGCTGGCGAAAGCTAAAGAAGTCGTTAATACCGACTTCGCACATATTCCAGGGCGAAGTTGTCCAGAAAACCGCGATGGTCATGGCGCTGGATAAACTGCCGGAAGCCGATCGCACTTTCCTGGTTGAGAAACTGAAACAGGCTGATACCCTTGTGGAAAGAACGTAAAACGCCTGCAGCACCAACCGGTGGTAAAGGTTCCAGTGCGTTTGAAGATCTGGTCAGCGAATACATGAAGAACAACCCAGGCAAAACCCGTGCACAGGCTATGCAGGCCGTCGCATCGACCAAAAAAGGCCAGGATGTTATCGAAACCATGCGAGGTGATGAATAATGGCTACTAATAGCAAAATCTACTGGAACTATGAGCGCCCGACCCGTGCTGTTGCCAGCGTAGCGATCGCCGCTGGTGTTGGCCTGGTGCTCGATACCAGTCTGGGCGACACCAACGCATGCGTACCGAAATACAAACTTCCTGCTGCTGGCGGTCGTATCGACGGTGTAGCACTGGACGATGTAGCGGCTAATCAGTTCTTTGATCTGGTCAACGAAAAAGAAAAATTCGTTCCGATTAAAGCGGCTGCGACTTTTGGTGTCGGTGTTGAACTCGCAGTAACTGCCGCTGGTAAATTCCAGACTGCAACCACGGGTCAACTGGTCGTGGCAATCTCACAAAACCAGGCTACCGCTGCGGATCAGGTTGTTACGGCTTTAGTCCGTGCGCCATACGCTAAAGCATAATCAGGAGCAAATCAGATGAGCTATAAACAGAATTTCCGCGACGTTGGCAACCCGGATCTATTCCTGTCTAACTTTTCGGTAGCGTACTGGCAGGATACATCACTGTTTGTCGGTATCAGTGTAAATTTCTAACTGACCCGTTTCCTGATTCCGTTTTTTACAAATCGAACCCCAGCCGAAAACCATCCGTAACTGTGGATCGACCTTGTTAACTTTAACTTCGATCATTGGGTGTTTCCTCGCGAGTTAACCACGGGTGCATAGTATCATACATTTCATGCTGTTTTCCTTATCTTTTAGATCTTACCCTACTAACCCTTACTTACCTTACTTTTATAATTCTTATATAAATCTATACTAACTATGATAAGTATGTAAAAGATAATAAAAACAGTAAATTAGAAGATAAATTTGTTAAAAATAAGTATACGCAAACTATGCAATCTATGTTACGGCTTACCAGATCTGTACAACTGTTTCATACTATCTATGTCATCTATGACGCTGAGTTACGGCTTACCAGTTTGGTAAGATGAAAGAAGATTTAAAATAATTCTTGACGAATTGCAGACAGGGAGGTATAGTTACTACAACGAAACGAACTGAGGGTAAGACGATGAAACCTGTTTGGTTAACAAAAGCATTCAAAGCGGGAAATCAAACGATAGCCATTATCCAAACAGGTAATGAATTCAAAATCATGAAAAAGTGTATCAACTATGTTCGTGGTAAAAATGTTGAATCGTGGCGTGTAATGGGAACCGCAAGCACATTTGATAGCCTTGAACCATGTGTTAAAAAGTTCAGCACTTTAGTTAATAAGGCACGCAAAGCAGAAGGAAAAGCAGAGATAAATTTCCTAACTGAATAACTAACCCGCCCCGGCAACGGGGCTTCAACGATAAGGAACAACCCATGTGCGAATGCATGAAAAAACTTGGTGACGAACTTCAACAACGACTGATGGAAAAAGTGCCGCAGGGCGCAGAAGTCAGTACCAACATATTTGACAAAGTGGGCTGGGATAACCAGTGTCTGGGGCTGTCATCCGGGAACATCTACGTCATGCTGAAATATCGCCTGGCGTATCGTGCGCCGAAGAAAAACGGTGAACTGGCGAAGAACTTCACGCGATTAGAAACTAACGTGAAAATGTCTTACTGCCCGTTCTGTGGTGAAAAGCAGGAGTAACGCTGATGTGTGACTTAGAATCAGTTTTTGAAGTTCGATCTGGCATGAATAGTGCACCAGGCAGTGGAGAACGTGAAGGCGGTATGTACAGCAGTTTTGAACTGGCTAAAGAACATGCTGAAAAAGTCATTGAACGTATTAATCAGTTCGATAATATTTTGTGGAAATCGGATGATCGGGCTGAAGGTGAATATTACTGGGTGGAGATCAACGAATACGATGTTATTTACCCGGGGCAGGAGTAATACCTATGACTGATATCGAAAAACGAATTAAAGAACTGCGCAGGCGTCAGGTTTGCATTCGTGAGAGTATCGAAATACTCAGAAAACAATGGCGTGACGATCAGGAAGAACTAGCGAAATTAGCACCACAGGCTATTCGTTCTGGTATTAGTGTTAATCTTGAAATGTCAGAACCATGAGGTAATCGCTGATGAAACGTTGTGACGTATGTAACGGTTATCAGGGTGAACCAACACCTGTGAAAGTGGGTGATAAGGTTGATTTTGTAATCGAAAAACGAACAGGTAACAGTATTCGAATGACCGCCCGAACCGGAAAACTCATGTTGATTAAAGAGAAAGGTTTCAGCGTGATTTATCGCGGGACTGTTTACCACGCTGATTCTGTTTCAAGTCCTGCTGATCCGTCTCCGATTAGTCTGGCTATGTTCGGGCGCTGTACCTGTTCAACCCAGTGAACCGATATCTTCCGGCAAACTGTACTGTACCCGGCACCTGCAGTTAATCGTATTCGATGCGCTTCCGTTAGGGTCACGAGGGAACATAAGCGGCCCTAACGGTGTTGAAAACGGTCTGTTCATTGGGATCCACCCGTTAGTTTCCCCGGCGCTAATATGTGCGTCACGAGTGCGTGTATCGTGACGATATAACCAGCGCTTTAACAGTTCGTTACTGATAGCCCCGGTGATCTGCCCTTCACGAATTGCCAGATCCTGACCAACAGATGTTGCACGTAATGACTCAGTACGTGCAATTGTCTCTGTGCGCTGTTTTACATAGCGTAGGCGGGTTTGTTCAACAATCTTATCGATCTGGCTTTCAGACAGTTTCCCGGCGCTTACAGCGTTTTTTGCGCTATCAGTCACGGTGGTTAAGCTATTCACATAACCTGCTTCACCTTTTTCAAGCGCAGCACGCAACCGCTGAACAGTTTGTTCCTGGCGAGTGGTTAATCCGATACTGGAACGAAAATCACGGGCAATCTGGCGCGGGTTACGCCCGGTAATAACACCCTGATTCACGGCAATCTGAACAGCCTTCACCGTTTCATCGCTTACTTCACGGATCATCTGTCCAACGTAGTTATTGATATATGCACCAACACGCGGGTTAACAAGGCTGAAAACCACGGGGGCAGTAACAGCTGCTTTCGGCAGAACCTGAACGACCACGCGACCTGATTCAGCTATCGCGTTTTCAATAACAGGTCGTAGCTGTGCGCTCAACTCATCCGGGAGAGTGTCAAGAATGGGGAGTAACCCGCTAATACCCTGAGTTTCAATAATGTACTCAAGGTTCGCTAATGATTCGCTACGGCGCACGTTTTCCCACACGAGGTTCAGTGCTTCACGGATCCGTAAGTCATATTTATCAGCAATGTCCGGGTATGGGTCTTTCATAGAAAAGCCTCAGCGTGGTTACTGAGGCTTATTGTATCACAGGTTAATCATACGTTGACCAACTTCACGATCGGTTGCGATCAGAAGGCGCTGGAGTTTGGCAACGTAACCAGATGGGAAAGGTTGAGAAAGAACAACATCAAGCATTTTGATCGTGTTCGGCATTGTCATTCGTTGCTTCAACGCCTGTGCACAACGTTTCAATGCTGTATTTGGTTTATCTTTGTTCATCGCAACACATAACTGTAATGTTACGACAATATCAATGAATTCATGTACACCAATTACTTTTGGATGATCTGCAGGATAACCACTATATTCTGCAGAACGTTCTAAATTATCGCTGAAATTCACGTTTGGTCACCCCTTGTAAACGGTTTTTCACTTCCCTGATTTGTTCTTCCAGTTGCGCCAGCTCATTCAACAACTGTTCATGGTCCCTTTCCATATTTGCAAGTTGTTGGGTATCTTTTATTTTCTGAAGATCGATCAATTCATCATCTGTTTTTGCAGTCATTAACTTACCGTTTAAAATAGTATGAAACCTGCACCTCTTATCATGAGCATATTTTCTGACAGTATTTCTGTCGATGCCTAATTCCTTTGCGAGTGCTGTTTGATTCCCACGAAACAAAACTAAAAGTTCTGGTATACTGCTCACGTTTGTTCCCCCAGGTCACGCGCCACACGTTCAATTAAACGGCATGTGGCTTTCGGTTTATCGAAATCATCAACCCACTGTTCCGTATATTGTAAGTCGTCAGTGAATACCGACTTATCGCGATCGCAATGAATGATGATCATGCTGTGCTTCACCATGAGGTGGAACGCCTGCAACTCACTTATCATTCAGATATTCCTCAGCGTGCAATGCAGCAAATGCGATCATATCTTCCAGGCTATCACGGTGTGGTGTTTCAGTATTTGAATAGAAACGAACCGCTTTCAACAGGACCATGAACAGCCAGCCTTCACCCGGTGTTAAATCGCGTTTGGTGATTATGTTAAACGCTGCGACGATTGCAGCCGCTGAACGTTCTTCACCTGACTTATCATACTGTTTACCACGTTCAGCCAGAAGTTGTGCGGCCCGGTTCAACAGTTCTGGTGCGGTTGATGGTTGATCTGCTGGGGTAAATGCACAGGGGCTGCTGGGTTGTATCTCGATTGGAGGCGTAGGCGACCGTTTCAAATCATCGCTTAATCTGGTGGCGTAACCACTTTCGATTAATTGGTCATCATCCCACCCATTTGCAATAAACTGCTCATACGTGTTACGTCCGGCTTTCGGTGTCATGATTAACCTGTCGTCAGCTAACGTGGGGATGTTCGGACGTTCTTCGACAATTCGCCATAAAGCAGGATCAGACATTGTATATTCGCCCCCACATTTAATTCTTACCATGCGAACACCATTCTTTATACCTTCGGACCAGAAATGATTTGCATAAATGCTGTTTCGCATCGGTACAACAATACATGTTGCCCAGTCCGGCGCTTTACTCCAGTCGAAAAGATTCATCGTTCGTTCCTCGTTGGTTATAAATAATTCTTGACAGATTACACTACAGAATCCACTATTGCAAGTGTCGAAACACAACGAGGAACTAACCAATGTCTAATCTTTACATTCAACGACTCACTAACCTGGCTGTGATCCCAACACGGGAAACAGCTGATAGCGCCGGAATGGATGTTCGCGCGTGTCTGTGGTCTGAAACCGTGACAATCTACCCACCTGCAGGCGCTAAACTCGAACGAAAACCCATTGAGGGAATTATTGGTATTTACCCAGGCGAACGCGCACTGATCCCCACTGGCCTAAAAATGTCTGTCGATGCTGATCACTGCATCAAATTCTACCCTCGTTCCGGCCTCAGCCTGAAAAATGGTATGACGCTGATCAACTGCGTGGGTGTTGGTGACCGCGATTATCCCGGCGAATATTTCATTACTCTGGTTAACCATTCCCACAAGGTGTTCATGCTGGAACACGGTGAACGTTGCTGTCAACTTATGGTAGAGCGCGTTGAACCGGTAGCTGTGGTTGAAGTGGAACAGTTGCCCGGCGTGGAAAGTCAGCGTAAAGGTGGTTTCGGATCAACGGGGCGTAAATGATGACTAATCGTGAATTACTAATCAATGCGGCCCGTGCTGGTGAAATTGAGGGTAAATACTATATCGCGTATGGCGAGCGCGACGTAAACGAAGGGATTGATATCGGTGGTGGTCGTTTGTGGAACCCGCTTATCAATAACGCTGATGCTTTCAGTTTGATGGTACGTCTGTATTTGGATCTGGATGTTAGAGACTATGGTATTTTAGTTAATAATCCAGATACTGGTGTTCGTTATAAACAACTTGTTGCCCGCGGCGAAGATCGTGAAAAAGCAACCCGTTTAGCGATCGTTAACTGTGCTGCAATTATCGGAGAAAACTTATGAAACAGTGGAAATATATCAAAGGTTCTGAAAAAGACTTTGAAGGTGCACCAGAATGGGCGCTCAGTGTATGTCAAGGATCCAAGTGTCTTGTATTTTACGAGCAGGTAATAGGTCTTGGTCGTTGGCAAAACAAGAGTAATCAGAGAGAAACAGGTTATGATGATATGAGTGGTATGCGTATCATCGCACAGCGTGAACTGATTGAAATATGGGACGGTAAAGGCTTGCCACCTGTTGGTACAGTCTGTCAGTGGAATAACGGTAAGGAGTGGACCACGGTTAACGTACTGGGTGTCAATGGTGGTGAAGTGTGGGTTAAGCCTGAAGACGGTTCTGAATCGTTTGTGGTTAACGACGATGATTTCAAACCACTACCTGATGAACGTGAAACAGCTATCTATGAAATTACACAAATCATCGACCACAACGGTGTAGATCCTCTCAACTCAGCAAAACAGATCTATGACGCTGGCTACCGCAAGCACTGTGCAGCACCTGGTTTCGAATACCGTTTGGTTTGCCAGTGTTGCGGGTCTAAAGTTGAACCGGGTCAGGAACTTTATCACGGGTGCGACTCATGACCATTATGAAAAACGGTGTTGGGGATGTGGTGGCGTTTCTCCCGAAAGTTATCATTACGGATCCGTCACTGGTTGACTATCCGCGAACCACGCCACAAGCTGATGCAAGTTATACTGACCTGTGCGACGATATAATCAGGGGTTGTGATATCGGTATAGAGAAGTTGCAAAAACTGCGTCAGGAGTACGAACAGCGGCGGGTTATGGCAGCAATGGGTGTTCCGCCAGTATTCGACGTTTCAAAATAATTCTTGACGGATTACACATGGACGTGTACTGTTAACTCAACAACTGATTAAGGAGATTTGAAAATGTTCGTAATCCTGTGGATCCTGTTTAGCGCTCTGGTTGGTGCCTTCGCCAAACGTACCGGGCGTAACCCCGGAACCTGGTTCTTCATTGCGGTTTTAACCAGTCCTGGCATCGGTGCAATACTGCTGTTGATCGGCTGGTTGCTGAATGGTTCAGTGAAAAAAGAAATTGTGAGCAATCACAAGATGTTTGGTAGTTACGAAGCAGCTTATAATTATGTGACTAATAATTACAACGTCGATATGTATTATCGGTCACAGGTTGCTTCTGAAATTTATCGACTGGCCCGCAACACGGACGACTGCGATCAAATCGTTGCAAATTATGTGGGGTGATCATGACATACAACCAGAAAGTTTATTCACTGATAGCAATCATATTAATTCTGTTCTGGTCGTTGGTGTTTTGGGGTCTGTTATAGACCCCTTTTTTTATTTAACGGATATAACGATGAAAAAATCCATTATTGAGATAAATAATAGTTTACCTAACAAAAATATAAAATGTATTGGGTATTTATCATCGAACGAAAAGGCGTTGTTTATATGTGAAAAAGGGCATGTTTGGTTTAGTAAGTTTTCTAATGTGAAATTTTTAAAACGAGGTTGTCCGCATTGTTCTAAACGTGCAAAATTGAACATTGAAACAATAAATAACCTCCTTCGCATGAGAGGTATAGAATGTATAAAATATGGTGGTAGCTCTTTGAAAATTAGCACTTTTAAATGCGTTTGTAATAACGAATGGAAAACTAATTTAAATTCAGTGAAAGATAGAATGACTGGTTGCCCTCGCTGTTCAGGTAAAGAAGTATTAACTATTGAAAAACTAAACGATGAAATAAAACATAAGGGTATAGAATGTATAGAATTTAACAGAGGGGTGAAACAAAAGTCAAAATTTAAGTGTCAACATGGGCATACTTGGGAATCTTCATCTGATAACGTTAAAAATAATAACACGGGGTGTCCTGTTTGCGCTAAAACAGGTTATGACATTAATAAAAAAGGAACGTTGTATTGCTTGGTTAGTCAAAACAAGAAGTATATAAAAATAGGTATAAGTAATAATCATAGAAAGCGAATTAAAATGTTAAGAAACGCAACACCTTTTACGTTTGATGTATTAAGGTTGTTTTCATCTGATGGTTTAACCATAAGAAATTTAGAAAAGGAATTTCATAAAATCTTAAAATCTGCAAACTTAAAAGGTTTTGATGGTGCAACTGAATGGTTTGAAAACGAAATAAAAATACAAACTGTATTTAAAATGTTAGGGGTCTAATGAAAGACCCCTTTTTTTATTTAGTCGTCAATGGACGGCAAACCTTTACCAGATTCATCTATACCTGATGTTGGTAACCCTGCTTCCTTATACACAAATTTTTGAAGTTCTGGGTCCGGGAATACTGGTGCGCCAGCCTGTGCCAGACGTGTAAGCGCCGTGGTTAGTGTTTCGATACTGTCTTTACTGATTGAACCAGCACGTAACGTTGGTTTGTATTCTGGAGGGAACGCGTTTAATGTCCACAGTTGCGGGATTAACTGGCGGTTGATGCACTCAACGTTGCTATCAATACGCGACTGCATTGCACGGATCCACAGTTCTGTGCGGCTTCCCAGGTTTGCCTGATTACCAGTATTCCCACCCGTGCCAAAAAACATGAAGTCGGCCAGCAATGCACGAGCAATACTGGTATCCAGACGTTTGATTGTCCGGTCGATATCCACAGCATTAGACTGTTCAGGGGTCAGGAATTCCAGTTTAACCTGTTGTTCACCGCCATATGTAGTAACGCCTGTTTCGTTGTCAAAACCAGTTACATAAGGTTTTGAATAAATTACTAATCCTGATTGTTCATTGCGCTTGATATTAGCCGCGATAGTTTCAAAACCGTCGATCATTGCCTGTGCAGCCTGGCGCTGTGGTTCTGGTAAATTGGGATCGTTAGCAGCTTTTTTAATATCACTATTGACAGTAATAACCGGGAAACCTGTTCCACGTTCTGCCAGGATCGCTTCTATTTCCAGATGTACTTTTTTGTAATACCACGGACGATAGGCGGTGCGCAATAATGATAAACCTTCCGGGTTACCTTTATTCGGTGATGAAATCAAATGCAGCGATCGTGACCTGGGGATCAATTTGCTGATATTGGTTGACGGTTGACGCTGGTAAATACCAGTGACATAGCCTGTCGGTTCTTCAATCTCCCAGCCATCGAGCGTTTCAGCAGCAACCGGAACGAGGCGGGCGATACCCACCGAACCATCAGGTAAATCTTTAACCCATACGTCATACCATCCCCAGCCGAAAACATCGGTGTCGGTCCAGGTCTGAACGAATGCTGACCAGGTGTCATCAGGTAATGCACCCTGCGGATCGCCCATCTGGTTTTCAATGGTATTCTGCAGCCATTCAGCGTATTTAACAGCTTGCGGATCGTTCTTGTCTGACGGGTCAAAAATCCACTGTACGGAACGGTAAACGCTGTTCATGGCGAACAGTACACCACCGATCGTTTCATCGTTCTCTGCCATCTGGCGAAGGATACGACGACCCTGTTTACCGTTGAGTTTAGGTAAAAAGTCATCATTAACCTGGTTGCCTGTGCGACTGTATCCGGCAACGGCTAGTTGTTCAAATTGGTCATCTGCCATCTTCACAGGCTCCACGGGTTTTATTCTTAACGTATGTTATATCAGGCGGGTTAGTTTTGCACGGGGTTAAAATAATTCTTGACGGATTGCAGATGTGCGGTTATGCTTTGTGCATGAACTGAACAGGAGTAGTGAAATGAAACCTAACGAAAATATTACACGCGCTGATGTTGCTTTTGGTCCTAAAAATCTTGCTACATTCCTCCCGGCGATGGGTCGAATTCCAAAAGAATTTTTCGACAACAATAACCCATGGAACCAGTGGATCAGTAAATGGTTCTTCAACGGTCTGAAAGAATATGCAGTTGCTGTTGAAGGTGTGAACTTTAAAGATGCTCACGCACACATTAAAGTGATTCTGGGAAGTTTCGAACCAAAACACGAACATAAAATTGCCGGGTGTGCCTACCTTGCGTCAATGTGGTTTGTAGAAGGAACTGTTAAATGAACCCTGGCAAATTTAATGGTAAAATACATTGGGAAAGTAATTCTCGTGAATACCATTTCGAACGCCGTAAAGCAGAAATTAAACGCTTAATGGCTGCTGGTCACACTAAAAAACGTGCACAACAAATAGCTAAGAGTAAGGGGTTTTAAATGTTGATTTCAGTACAACCAAAATCACGCGGTAAAATTACCGATGAACTGAAAGCATTTTACCTTGTGAAAACTAAACGCGAACTTACCACTCGTGAATTACGTTTGTTACCGTTTTTACTTCATTGTGGACTCAATAACGGTACTATTCCTTCTCGTAACGTTAACATTGAAGAAATCATGATTCTTGAATCACTGGATGAATCAGGTTTTATTTTCTATTCGCGCAGCGGTGAACTGGTTGCTATCACTGAAGAATACTTTGATATCATATGCGAAGTTCTCAAACATTCCTATCTTGTAAAGGCGGAAGAAGCATGAAAACGAATCGTCAGGCGCGGTTACTACTGATGTTTTTAGACGACCAACATACGCATGAAATAAATATCAGTAATCATAAACGTCAGTATTATCATCCGATATTAGGTGTATATTGCATCGACCGCAAACTAAATATCGGTCAGGCACGATGGGCGCGTTATCGTCGTCTGGTTAAACTACTCGGAACTGAGGAAGTGTAATGATGAACCATGTAAACGCTATTCGCTGCAATGATGAATACCAGTGTTCGCATTGCGGTAAGTCGTGGGATATCCACGAAGAAGCGCCGGACTGCAAAATGACATTGGTCGAACTGCCAAAAACGGTTGATTATTTTGGGTTGCAATTAACTGTACCGCATTCTATTAATTTCATTGCGACTGATTCAGATGGTGAAATTTATGGTTATGAAATTAAACCATCCGATGATGTTTACTGGGAACCTAACGGCAATAATGACCTAGATTACTATATTATAGCAACCGTAAACCTTCATGGTCTGGACTGGCGGGAGACGTTACGCAAATGCTGATCGGATACGTGTTAGTAATCATTCTGAACGGGTCGATGATCGAACCTGTAAATGATAACGTTCTTACCTGGGACGAATGTCAGGCGTCGTTGAAAGTTGAACAGGTTTACCATCCTGATAATAAATACGGTTGTGCTGATGTTTACCGCAACGAAAAAACCCCGGAGTAAACCGGGGCTGTTCATTAGAAAATATTTCCGTATTCTGGCGTTCCAATAGGATTTACATTTCCGGTAAATCCTTCTTCCACGAATTCTACGCGTTTTGGCGAAGTAGCAATAACAGTTGCATCAAAAAAGTTAGGTGATTTAGAACCGTTCGGTTTTTTATCAATAACTATTTTACCTGCACCATTAGTGCTATACGTTGGCTGGCACAATTCGGCCTCCAGACGTTGCGCATTTTCCAGTGCGGGGTCAATCAGAATAATCTCATCAGGATCCTGTGGTTGACCTTCAACATACCATTTATAAATACGCTGACAGCGCATACGAAGCGCCCACGATGCCTGTGCTTTATAATTGCTGAAATAGTCTTTGTTGGTTTTACGGTCTTTGTCGCCGGGTTTAGTATTACCAATGATATCACCCCCAGGATCGACAACTTTTCCATTCGGTAACCACGGGCGAACACGGAAACGCAGCGTATCTTTCCGATCGTTTGCTGCTACTTTAACGCCTGTACCGACACCATTAACTTCATACCAGTATTCATCAACACCTATCATATTTGCGGTATTCAGCATATTTGGTGCCGCGAGTTCTGCACTACGATGGTCAAGCTGTAAGTGGTTGATAAATACACCATGAGCAACGACCAGTGCACTCGCATCTTCACCACCATCTGCGGCATCCTGCCCGGCAATGCGTTTACCTGTTGGTGCAAGTAAACCGTTTGCTTTACGCCACGCGATATCTTTGAACGCATCGAATGCGGCCCGCGCCCATTCAGCTTTGATGAGTACACCCTGAACGGCTGCAGCGTAATCGCGGTCAACTTCCTGTGCAAAAATATGTTGTAAACCTTTTTCAGCGAATGACTGTTTTTCGCGCTTGTACCATTCATCGTTTTTCGCCGGATGATCGCGCCAGTCCAGAACCATGACACGCAGTTTACCACGGGGTAATTTTTTACCCGGTTCCCATTCCAGACCTGCTTTACGGTTACGATAAAAAACATTACCAACACCATTAACAGAACTGATATCTATACGAACGTTGGTGTTAGCTGATAACGATGCTTCGATCAGTTCTGGACGGTCAACGTGCGCGGCCTCATCCAGAAAATACATTGATTTACGACCACCACGCCCAATATTATCCCCGGCCTCAGTAACGCCCAGTGCGTTTTAGAGGCTTATCCGGGTCATAAAGACTTAAACGCCGCACAGGTCACTGCACACCGTCTGCTGTCGAATACGAAGGTGTTAAACTATCTCGACGCAATGGGAAGTCATGCGCTGGAATCTGTCGGTGAATCATTATCGTCTCGTGTCGAATGGTGGAAGCGTGCAGCTAGCACTGCTGAAGAACTTCTGGAGCCATTTTGTAAACGCGTTGTAATTCCAGGTGAGGACGACGATGAATGCAAACACCTGTGGGTGAACAGCACTGACGATATTCCGAACCACCTACAACAATACGTGGTGCGTTACAAACGTTATCTGTTGGGCGGGTACACGCTGGAAACGCGTGAACTGTTCGATCCCAAGACGCGGGCGAAAGCATCGGAGAACCTAGATAAAATCACTGGGAACAGCGTTGAGCGTGTGGAACTGTCCGGGGCGGTTTGTAATCTGGTTCAGAGTGTTCCTGAAGGTGCCAGCATTGAAGATATCGCGCAGTTGTATCAGAAGGCGCTGAAGTAGCAGGTTAGACCGCCTCAAATAACGCCGGAAACCGTTTGCGTTTTGACGATCGGTGATTGGGTAGTGCAAGGGTACAGGGTGATACAAGAAAGCCCCTTACGGGGCGTTTTACGCTACAACTTCAAAAACGGTTTCGCCGTTCCCCATCGTGTACTGACCATTTTCAGTTTTACGAACGTTCCAGGTTAATCCCCCGTGGTACACAACCATTTCGTCGGTATCCAAATCAACAACAGTACCTTTTTTGAAAACACCAGGTGTTAAATCTTTAGCGCGTTTGATTACTTTCAGTTCCATTTTCCGGTTCCTCACAATTCGTTGTCTATGTGAAGATAATACACTTCCTTGTGTAATCCGTCAAGAATTATTTTAAACTTTCTTTCAGTAAACGATACGTTTCAGGACACTTATCCCCACCGCGTTCACGTTCGTAAGCTGCACTAATCGCATCCCAGTTTTCAATTACACCTTTAAACGCCGGACAACGTTCAGCAATTAACGGAAAACTGTTTCTGATTTCCGGTACAGCTTCAACCAGGAACCAACAACGACGAAAATCAGCAACATCTGACGGTGCACGAAACCCCCAGTCACTATCCATTTTATTACCTGTGTGAATACACACCATTGTTTTAGAACTTAGTCCAGTTTCACCAGAGCACAACCACTGAATAATACGTTCCTGTTCTGTTTTCATCGTTTCGCCTCCCCACCCAGAGCAATTACAAGCTGTTTAATCAGCGCCTGCAGTTCACCCGTCATCAGTGTAAAATCAGCGTCGAACCGCGCTAACACGTCCTCACGATCAACATCGTCATTCTGTTCAATCAGTTCGTCGCAGAACTTCAGGCGCGTTAACATCGCGTCATTAGTCAGCGTGAACGTGACCCGCTGTTGCCAGTCCAGCGCCAGTTTAGTAACAACTTTCCCGGCTTCGATATGCGTTTTAATTTCATCGCTTACCAGATCCTGTTTCTTAACTTTCGCAATACCACCATCAGCCAGGATTGCTTTCAGTTCAGCCGCATCACCGATCGCGAAGCCTGCAGGCGCATTACCGGAACGTACCCATTCAGTCATCGTCAGTTCAACAGGGTTTTCAATCGTGAGTGGGATAACCGGGAGGCTACCCAGAGTTTTACGCAGCAGCGCCAGTGCATCTTCAGCTTTCCGAGCGCTGGACGCATCGACAACAATCAGACCGCTCATAACATCGATCCACAACTGCGTGCGGCTGTCTTTGGTGAATGCTCGTGGTAACAGAGACTGCAACACTTCATCTTTCAGGCTGTCTTTCTCTGTTTTCTTCAGCTTACGATCCTGTCCACTTTCCAGTTTCGCAATACGCGCGTTCAGTTCCTGTTTAATAACCGGACCGGGCAGGATTTTTTCCTGACGTTGCACGGTTAACAGATATTGAGTGTGTGACCGATGCGCCAGGGTCTGGCTGAAAGCAGTCGCCGGAACCCATCCGGTGCGTGCTGTATCCTGGGAGCCGCACGGCGTAAACTGGAACGGCAACAACTGTTGTTCGATGGTTGCCAGTTGTGCCATCAGTGACATAGGGTTATTGATACGATAGATAATTGCGTTTTTGAAGAAGTTCATAATTATTCGATATCCTCTGGGTTAACTTTGATTGTGACTGTAACTACAGGTATAGATTCAGGCGTTAGCATTGTATGATGTTCGATAACATCAACGTCTACTGATAACCCGTCAACCATTGCTTCATTAATCGCCATGTTCAATTCAGCGGTCATCCGTTTAATTCGTTCCTGATGTTCCAGTGCTTCTGATAATTTCATGGTGTCGATAATCCTCTTAACTTGTAATTCAACCGTACCCAGAACATTTCCCAGTTACGGTTGTTAAATTTGAAACACGGGTCGAATGAACCGTAAGCCCAGAAATTCACATATTGACCACATGTTTTACAGTGCGTATCAATTTCAGCAGCATTATTCGCCACTGTGTCTGTAACTGTATCTTTAAAATCTGTACCACCACAGCATGGACAACGAATACATTCACCCTCTTTGGTGTAATTGCTGCGGGTTGACCATAACTTTTTCACCCTCAACATCCTCTTTAATGATTGGTACAGTTCCGCAGCGGCAATTAATCATTCGTTCACGACCGTTATCATCAACCGCTGCTGGGATATAAGTTACGCCCGGTTCAAGTTCAACCGTGGGTGACCAGTCAAAGCGGGTCATTTTCGGTTCCTTCTTTTCCGTGCATCGCGTCGGGACTGTGCAACACCAGTTTTACGGCGCGGCTGTTTGGTCGGTAAATGGTCAGTAACCTGTTGTGGTTTCAACCCCGTGGCGACGGTTTCGAAATCAGCAATCGTGAGTTTACCCTGACTTTTAATCTGTTCGCGGAACTGTTTCAACGCTTCACAGAAAGGGTACAAACCTATAATGATATTTTTCATACGTTCACCACCGCGAAATCAGGCGACAGGCTATGGTGATTATGCTGCCCGGCAAAGGTGAACGAAAAGGTGTAATCGCAGCGTTCACCATCAAACAGAAAGGGAATTTGAAACCCCGTATCGTTGGTGATACGAACTTTTACGGGGTATTCAGCTTGTGGATCGATGGCGACAATCTGACCGAAAGGTTTTGTTTTGCGCCGTGCGAGGACGTCGATTAGTTGTGGGTTGGTGATTTCCACATGTTGACCAACATGATAGATGGACATTTTGTTGACTCCGGGTTGTGTGTACAACCGAAAGTCTATTTGATAATTCGTAATCCGTCAAGAATTATTTTAAACCGTGCATCACTGTCTATCGCGTAACAGATACCGTTGCTGTAAACGGTTGTAGTCTGGGTAATCCGTTGATAATCATGACACTGCCCGCGAACACGCAGATCGTATGCTGACTGTACGACGAACCATGCAACCATTATTGCTAACAATTTCAAAACAAATCTAAGCATTTCCGCACCCTCCTGTGTTTTCCCCAGAGTAGTGCGGATTTCCGGGGCGGCTATGGGGGTTAGTCTGATTTAACGGTAACACCTGCTGCGTTGAGGACTTCGATCACTTCGTCACGGTATAAATATTCCCCATTTTTATCCCGGTGTGCGTGAGCCGTACAATATGCGCCACCTTCAATACTGATTGCTTTTGGCAACTGCATCACCAGTTCTTCCCGGCTGGCTTTCCAGCCTTCCCACATTGCAGCCATCGCGATCAGCCAGAGGTTGCCGCAACCACTCTTTTTCTTGTCGAAAAACCAGTCAATAAATTCTTTCGACATATCGTGTCGTTCAGCCAGTTCGTAACGATCGTCTTTCATAGTTTGTGCACCTTAAAATTACAGCCGGAATAGCGATGTTTACCGCACAGTTTACAACGGTGTTCTTCAGTCGCGTAGTTGCGTTCATCGCCGTGAATGGTTCTAAACAGATACCACTGATGTTTGCAAAAAAGACGCTTAACAAAGGTCATATTCAGCAACCTCTCTTACAGGCTTTGCATCATTCGAAGTATCAACGGTCTTACCGCAGCGCGTATTTGAAGTATTGAGTATTCAGGAAACAGGCGTTCCATTTCAGACCATACGTCATTTGCATTATTTTTAACGCGACAAAGGCGGACCATCGCCATTTGCATTTCTGCTTCATCGTCTTGTATTTTACTCACTGTCAGTAACTCCTCTTTGACTGGTATTCGATTTTGTTCAGCGTGTTCTGCACGATCTGCCATGAGCGTAACATGAACAACGCCGCGTATTTTGACAACATGACGCAACGAGGTTGAACACTGTATACGGCAATAGTGTCTAAATCTTCGTGTGTCAGAAGGAAACGCCAGGGTGTGCTATTCATGTTCAAGCCGCTCCAGTAGTTCGCGGATCTCATGCAGAACGTGCTGCTTTGTCTGCGTCGTTACACAAACACCATCGGTACGCCCAAACGTGTTGAGGACCGCACACGCTTAATGGTTTGCTCGTTATACATCAGGTTGTGACAGAACCAGAACTCATAGCGTTTCATCAGCACATCTCCGCTTATAGTTGTTGCCGATTAATTTAAAGCGATTATTTTCTACGAACATTGTTTCTGAAAACCATCGTTTATGTGATAAAGGCAATGCTTCAGCATGACAAACGGACGTAGCATTTCTGACAATTAAATAGTAATCGCCATACTTAATAGATTGGACCAACTGTCCCTTTTTAAACATGCTCCACCTCATGTGGGAAACGTTTCAGGAACCGTTGTAAACCACAATAAATAAGTCCTCCCCGCTGATCGTGTCTGGTGAATTTGACAGTGTATCCACCCCCCACAACGTTCAACATCGTGTACGGTAACGCTGGATTCAACGGGGTGATTCATGTTTGATACAAATGATTTACCGATCAAGGCTTGCCGTTGATCGTATGTCAGTTTCATTAGCACACCTCCCGGTTAGAACAACCACGTTCGATCATCCAGTCCTCAACCGGGAAACGACTACCAAAAACTTTAGTTTCTTTATCTTCACAGAAACGCCAGTTTTCCGCTTCAGGCCAGTTCAGTTTAACGTGGTGTTCCGCCTGTTCCTGATCATCTACATCAACCAAAGCAACAAGTGTGGCACCGTTTTCACCGTGACCAGTACACCACCATGCTAAAATTTTCTCAGTCGGTGGGTAATTTACAGGCCGATAATCTTCAGTCGGTTGAAACCACGAGATCCATTTCATCAGCATGCCTCCACGTCAATCATCAGATCGCCGGGAACAGTGACAACAACGCGATCGTTTTCACGTAACGGTGATAGCGGTTCATCTTCCGGCTGCAACCGGAGTGTTAGCGATGCCCCGTGATAATTGATATAACGTACCCAGTACCATTCACCGAAACATTCGATTTTATCACCGGGTTTAATATCACGGGCCACAGTTGAGTTAACGAAACGAACGGTCATAGTTTTACCCATCCTTTACCAGCAATGTTTTTAATAATTCCTTTTTTACGAAGTGACTGAAGGCGCGAATCGACAAAGCGGAGAGGGTATGTTTTGTTTAGTTCCATTGCTAACCGTTCTGATTCTTCTACAACATCACGAACATAAATTTTATGAAACGGCACAGGTTGCACACCAATTTTATTTAAAATCATTTGATCGAGTTTTTCATATTTCATTTCTTACCATCCTTTATAAACTTATTGACCCCTTTATTTTCATTAACGCTGGGAAAACTATTACGACCTTTGCAGGCTTTTTCTTCATCTGCGGTAAGCCGTATAAATTTTGACTTACACTGAATTGTTCCGTAATTGGGGTTATTATCGATCATGACTTACCTCCGTTGAGCACGGCGTCGCAGTGCAGTCAGCAAAGTCTCTGTTTTGCACCCCTTGCCGATGATAAGGCCTGGCTTTAACTCAACGGAGCACGGAAGAGTTGCAGGCACAACCGGCACTGGTGCGCGTGGCGATAGAGCTTCGTCCCGTATGGCATTTGCTGAATGCCGACAAGCGGTCTAATCTCTCGCTCTCCAAAGGCTTCAGGGTCGCCATAAATTGAAACCACTTCTGCCACTGGTTCGCTGTCGGCCTTGCGGCGTTCCTGTAGCTCACGTAGAGCAGATGCAACATAGTGGCTGTTATGCTCATCAGCCCATCGAATTAAACGAATGAGTGTCGCGTTTGAAATTTGCGCGTCCGTCGTCATAATACAGCCCTCATCAGTAAAATAAATCCGCCAAACGCCAGAGTGAAAATAACCGTTTTGAAAAACGAACGACGTTCTTCAGGTGTTCTGAAACGTGATGCTTCCATTAAAAGTTTATTCATGTTCTTTCAGCGCCTTCAGTGCTTCATATTGTTCAGCGGTCAGTTCAACCAGAACTTTACCGCTTTCCTGCCGCGTGACCGACCATTCACCACGAATTGCTTCAACCGCTGAACGGATCAGTTTCGCCGGGGGACGTTTAACGGTAGCAACATCCGGGTTTTTAAACAGGTTGATTGCGGCTGATGCGCTGATTGAACCTTCCTGAATCCGGCGTTTCATTTCCAACGGCATTTCAAGAATAGTTAGCATCTGGTAAACGTGCTGTACGGTTTTACCGACCTCGTGGGCGATCTCTTCAACCGTCATACCGTAGGATTTAAAACGCCCGTAATGAACCGCACGTTCCACGGCTGACCACTGGCGACCGTTGTTAGCGTTAAAGTTGGTTTTAGCCTGCGCCAGTTCATCACCAGACGCTTCAACGACTTCAACACGCTGGAATGGTACACCCTCAGCTATCAGTTTACGCAGCGCCCGTAAGCGGTGTTCACCGTCGCGCACATACGGCACACCGTCGATAACTTTAACGGCGATCGGAGGGACGAAATCACCGTTGCGGTATGCTTTAACGAACTGTTCGATATGCGCCAGAGTATCAGGCTGTTCCCAGTAGTTTTCCGTGAACATACCACGCGGGTTAAAGCCCGGCTCGATCTGGATAATGCGCGGGTCGATCATGAAGGAGTTAGCGCGCTTTACGTTTTCTTTATCTGCTTCTGACAGCTTGCGCAGTGAATGTATGTTGGTCACGGTGTCAGTCCTCTTTGCGTCCGAAATGTTTAATTGCTTCTTCCTGACCAGCAGGGGTGAGATAGGTGAAATAATTACCCTTATTGGTCGTTACTTTGGTATGCGCTGTTTCAGCCAGACCCAGTTCACGAAGTTCAGCCGCGCCAGATTTTGACGGTAAATCGCCATCTGGTTGCAGACCAAATACAAAAAGTTTGTGCAATGTGTCATAAGCCGCGCCAGAAAAAGTGAGAGTATTGGACATTGGTTTTCAGCCTCATGTGTAGTAACTGAGGCTGATTATGGTGGAGGGTTTGCAATGTGTCAAGAATTATTTTGAACTATGAGAGGGTAGACCTCGAACCAGAACACCACGGGGCGTTCAATTACTTGTACCAATCCGAAGCGTTCAGCAGTGCGGAAATTGACGCTGTATGACCGGGCGCGGCTAACTTGCTCACCGATCTGTTTACGGAATTGTTCAAGGGTGAACGTCGTTTTGAATAAGTTACAAGGTGCACAAGCCGGGAACATATTTTCAAGCGTATCGTTATGCTCTCTGTAATGTTTCCCGGTCGCTTTGAGTTTCCATAAACCTTTTTCAGCAGCTTTCATATCCTGTTTAAGAACACGATAAACAGCCTGAACATGGTCAGCGTGCCAGCCTTTTTCTGGTAACAACTGACCACAATAAGCACAGTATCCGCCGAACTTCATGCGTAATTCCTGACGCTGTTTTTTAGACAGTTTCACGAGTAAGGCACCCACACAGTTAAACCAGCTTTCAACATGCGACGATGCATATCAGCCGTTCCGCGCCCACCAGGGAACACAACACCGTATGTCGGACGTGGTTCATTATCCAGCATAGACTGATTGCGCTGATGACCAGCAACTGCGTTATAAGACCCGTGTTTACCCTGCTTAATAACCGCGCCCGGTACGTCAAGGTTACCCCAGTCAGCCGGACAACGGCGCACAGGGATTGCATGCAGTTGCGCCCACTCACGGCAAATGGTATCAACACCAGATGCTTCACCTTCGATCAGTTCGGTAATCGGGTGTTGTGCATGCAATGCTGATAATGCACCGAAGATAGCGGCCTGATCATGATAATCACGACCACCAGTGACCACGACTATCATAGTTTTTCCTCACTCATAAGAAGGCACCCCATGTTTTTCATAAGCAGTATCGATTGCGGCTTCCAGTGTTGCACCGCATTCATACCATGCACGTTTACAACTGACCCAGTAAAGCCCCGTGTGGGGATCCTGGGCAAGACTGATTATCTGATCGCTACCAGACTGGTAATACCCCATCAGCGACCGTAGTTTTTCAAGATGGGTCATGATGGTTAGCCTTGAATACCGCACGAGCAAAACCACGCGGCGTTAACGATCGTAATTGTTTAGTCGTTTCAGACTTACCACCGAGATACTTCCAGCCCCAGAAGAAACCAATGTTAATCGGCCCCGGACACTTTTCAGGCATCTTAAAACCATTGCCAAACCATAGACAGGTTTTCTTTGTATACCCGTCAAACATAGGCATTTTTGGGTGAAATGGTCGGTCATCAGCCGTCATGTGACCACCATATTCCCACGGATGAAAATAAGCATTGGGTTTGCCCATCATATCAGGACAGGATAACGCACCAACCGGGTTTTCAATCATCCACGGTACGTTATAACGTTCACCCAGTTCACGGATCAGTTTTGCCAGCGTCAGCGCATATTGCAGCGACCCCTGCGATCGTTCATGCTGTGATCCACATTGAGCAAATAGCGTGCAATCAGGGAAACCAAAAATAATAGACGGTAACAGGGTTCCGAGGATTTCGCGTTTAATAGCAAAATCTGGATCAATCCACTGATCAATATAATGCAGATTAGAGTGAGACATTTTAATTTTATATTCCCCATGATTACCTTTATCCGCATTGAAACAGTACACCTGATAACCAGCCTCAGCCCACGGCAACCCCATAATCCCGGAACCATCGAAAAGTGACCATACCACTTTCATAAACCAGTCTCCATTACACTAGTTATTACCTTAACCTGTGCAACACACATTTTACGCACGTCAAAACCTTGTTCACGAAGTGCCTGTAATGCTACACCAGCTTTATATGTTGAACTGAATATAGTTGCATGATTAATATCAACCCAGTTCAACCGATCATTAATTTGTGCATACCGATCGCCCTTGCGTAAACTGCACCTATTTCAGTCATGTTTAGCACCCCACATGCACGCCGCAATACTGGCTAATGCTGCAATCACACCAGTTGAAGCCAGTACGAACTGTTGAGTAATAAACGCCAGATTCGATGAAACCAGCGCCACGGAGATTAGAAAAATAATCGAAATAACGATACGTTCAAGCATCTTAGTTATCTCCGTGTTTTTCAAACGCATTACGAATAGCTTGCTCTAGTGAAACAGCATATTCTTGCCAGTCATATTCGACACGACCAACAACACGGTGATTAACCCAATAAGTCCGTGTTGCATCATCCTGAAACAGAACAATAATTCCATCTGTACCGTTCTCAACATAACCCATTAGATCGCGTAACTGATCGAATAATTGTGATTTGCGCGTTGTTTCTGCTAACTGGAAAATAAGCTGACTAAAAACAGGTCCAAACATACCAGCAGAAATATCACAACCTTCAGCAATTTCATCAGCTAATACTGCCCGACTAATAGTGTCAACTAAAGAGCGAACATCTTTATTCATTACTGGTAAAGGGTGTGGACCATCAACACGTTGTTCAATTGCATTCCAGACAGGTTCGTATTCAGGCCAGTCGTGTTCAACTACAACACATTCAAAAGGTTTTTTATTATTATCTTGACGCCACTTTGCACACTTCATACCTAAGCGGTAAAGTTCTTTACGCTCATCGTCGGTTAGTGCTTGTTCCGCGTGGCTATTCTTGATTACTACATAACGATCAAATTCTCTTTTCACGGTATCTCCAGGCGCGGCGTGCAGCCGCTGATGTTGTTTGATAAGTGTGACCACAGGTTTTACAGCAACAGGTAAAAGCATTTCCATTCGTACCTGTTACTTTGACAAGACCGTTATAACCGTATTGTTCATAACACTTGCTACAGCGTAACGAACGAGTTCTACGACAAGACCCACGACCACCCATTTATTCCACCTTGGCCCAAACTTGTTTATTTAACGATATTCTAAACATCCGAACGTTAATATTTGAAATCATGCCCTATGTGATAAACACCTTCGTATTTCTTACGATTAATGGCAATCAGCGTATAAGGCAGCATCATTTTAGAACGATAAAAATAAAGCGCGTACCATTTGCACAATCTGATAATTTCATTAACCGATAACGCGGTTTCATAATTTAACCTCGTGATATTCGCTATGAGTGTATTGACCATTATTATAAAAATCTTTGCATTGATATGTTTCAGTAGTGAATTTTATAACAACCGGTAATCCTTTACCATAATCGTCATACTTAGCTACAGATGGTTTCCTACGCTTAACCATCTTCAAATACTCCGGTAACGAGTCATCAACGTCTATTAATTCACCGTCATAGGAACCACCCTTAAACATAACTTTCATAATTTAACCTCGTGGTAATTGCAAAAGTCCTGAACTAACGGACATTCACGCGGATGTTCAATACCGTTGATAACCTGACAACCAGAATCCGTAAGCAAGTTACACGCCGGGCAATAATGATTAGGCTCGACTAACCACAAACCCTGACAGCGCCCGCCGCTGAAACGGTGTGGAAAGTCATAAGCGCTGCATCGGCATGTATATTGCTTACGTTTTCTTTTCATATACAGAGTATGGATCACTTCCTTGTAATCCGTCAAGAATTATTTTAACTATTACTGGCGGGCGCGAAAGGAACAACGTTACCCGCTGGCTGGAAAGGGAGTAAACGCACTCCCCGGAAACCGTTCGCCCGCTGACCGTTAACAGACACCACATCTTTAACCACACGACCACGCAACATACTTTTAAACGCCCGGCTGAAAGCGGTTTTAGTCATCGTTGCGCCGCCTTCCTGCATCTTCCACATTTTATATCTACAGAAAAGTTCTTCAGTGTGGGTTACGCTATCAGGTAACAGCTCGCAGCAGTCGCGAACGAAAGCCATCAGCGGTGCCTGCTGATCCATGATTTCCTGACGCTCAACAATACTTGCTGTTGGTTCAGTGAAGCGGTTATTTTACGCAACCGTTCAAGACCTTCGATAGCCCAGTTGCAGATCCCCGGTAATTCTTTCATTAACCGTGATTTCAGCGTGATATCTTCACGACCCAGAAACGAGATGTTAAACGGCAGGATCAGCAAGCGGTTTGCCATTGCGCCAGAATCATCAGCAAAGGCCGGGATATTGTTCGCGGCAAGTGTCATACGACCCGGTAAACGACCGTTCCACGCACCTTTGTATTTACGGTTAACAGGTATCGCATCAGCACCGGTTATCGATTTAAAACGGTCGAGGATCCTGTTACGGTCAGGCCCGGAAACACTGTGAGCATCACCAATAAATAACACAGATTTATCAAGCACAGTTTCCAGAACAGCATCACTTGCCAGCCCTTCAAGCGTAATCCCGGCATAGGCTTCATCACCTACCAGCGCCTGAATAATCTGG